GGAATTGTGTTTAGTATTACTCTGTTACCCGTTGGGTCGTAGGAATAATTTGTTGCCGCAATCAATACCGGCACAGTGTTTGACGTTGAGTAAAACTCAACAGCATCAATCGATACACCGACTGAGTTATAAGCCGTAACCGCCACCTCGGGCAAATCTAAAAACACCGCAGTATTATACAACCCAAAGTTGGGGTAATAAACTTTGTACGTAGTTTGATAAATAGCCGCGCCAATAAAATCTTCAATTGCCATGCGCGTAGCAAGTTCAAGCGACTTTAAATATGTGTCTTGACTTTCGTCATCAAACAAATTTAATTGTTGCGTAATTTCCTCAAGCGTTAACCATGGCGTTGCAACGTCGCGGTCAACTTGCTCAAATTTGGCGTAGTTATACGGATTCCGTTGATTGGAAAAAAACGGCGCAAGTGTTTGGTTCTCAACGGGCATTTTTAGCCCCTTTAAGCCGCGCTTGCACGAACACCGGCAAACGGGTCACGTACGGTTGTAGCAACTCGTTTTTCCGCGTACATCGTTAAAAATCCGGGAGCCGACTGTTCATATATTTGAATATCCATTTCCTCAACATCAGCAATGGTCAAAAATCTATCCCAGTTTGCTAAATAGATTGGAAATGTTGCATTAAGGAAAGAATTAGGAATAACAGGCCATCCAAAAATAGAACCGACTGCACCGCCTGCACCCGCTTCGCCTAATTCTAAAAACAATGGCAAACCTTGCGTGTCTTTTAATTGGCGCAATGTTTGAATCATTGTTGGTGTCATGTGCCACGCTGTAGTTGGCAATGACCAATACTGTGCCGGCAATGCGTTAGCAACATCAACAATTTTGTTGTACGTTACAGCAACACCTCCAAGCGATACAGTTACCAACGTGTGGATGCCATTTGTAATTGCAGTCCCACTTGAACCAAACGCGGCTGTTCCACCACTGGTGTATGAACTTAAACCACGCAATCCATAAGTTGCGCCTGTTGTCGTTGTTGTAGAACCCGCTTGGTCATTGTTTGTGGCGATTGATGCGCCTTCTTGTTGGGAGAATTCCAATGCAAGGTCTGTTAACAACGCATTTTGCAAGCCGTTAATATCATCCATTGCGGCAATACGCACAGGCAAAGTTGCCGCAATAATACGTGTAGGCATTACCCAAAACGACGTAGCGGTGTTTGGTGAACCCGTGTCAGGAGTTGAATTAGGGTCCCATGGGTTTGCGCTAGTTGCGTTACCTGTTTTAGCAACAAATTGCACAGCCGAACTATCCGCAGTTTTAATGTTGCGTGAACCCATGCGAAAAGGGTTTGCTAAACGCAATGCCGTAAAAGCATCATCAAAATAAGTGCGCCCACCAATGTCCAGACCTGAACCAGTAATTGTCGAGGCTTCACGCAAATCAATGGTGACCTTACCGCCCTCGTTAATTGCTTTTTTGATGCCGTCTAAAATTCTTTGGTTTGCACTCATTTTGATAATTCCTTTAAAAATTAAAAGAGGGGGAACCTAAGTCCCCCCATCTTATGCTTATTAAGCGTAACCGGTCGCAGAGGAACGATAACGAATAATACTGAAAGGATCGACCACGCTGGTTGCCAATCTTTTCTCTCCGAAAAATGTAATAAATCCGGGAGCCGTTTGTTCGTAGCGACGTAGAACCATGTTCAACCTGTCCACGATGGTATGGCCGCGATTCCAATCACCGAAGTACATTGGGTACAACGATGTAGAACCACCACCGCCAACAGACACAGGACTTTGCATATAGGAGTTAACCACCACATCAAAGCCAAGCAACTTGCCGACGATACCATCATAGATTAGCGGAGACATACGCTCAAACACTGGTGTGCCGTTGTCATCAACCAAACCACGAATGCCCGCAAGCATCAATGGGTTAATAACAAAACAATTACCAGTTGACCAATATTGTTGTGGCAATGAGTGAATGAATGTAATCAAATCACCGTATGTCACATTATTGGCGGCAGTGCCACCGTTTGTGGTTACTTGGTCGTATGTTGCAATGTTGTGCAAACCATTGGTTGAAGCAGTGCCGCTTGAGCCATACGATGCTGTACTGATAGTACCGCCCGCGTATGAAGCGTTATTGCCGCCGTATTGATTTAAACCTCGCAAACCATTCGTCGCACCGTATGCCGTGGTGGTTGAACCGGCTTGGTCGTTATTCAAAATCATCGAGAGACCTTCTTGCTCCGAGAATTCTTGAAGCATGTCGTCCACGACGTTTGATTCCAAACCATCAATGTCATCCAAAGCCGCAGTACGGATTGGGAATTGCACGTTAATGTCTTGCATATTCAACTGCCAAATGCTTGTCGCTTCAGTAGTTGCGCCACCATTGTTTTGGATGGTATATCCCCAAGCCGCACCCGCGTTGCCCGTTTTTGCTCTGAACTGATAGGTTGAGCCATCAGTAGAAACATTACGTGACACACCGCGCATTGGGTTAATTAAACGCAGTTTGTGAAACACAGGATCATACGCTGTACGACCACCAATACCAGCACCGGAACCTGTAAGGGTTGATGCCTCAGTCATGTACGCTTGGTACTGGTCATCAGATTCCCACATTTTTAATTCTGTTTGAACACGGGTATTACCTTTTGTAAAGGTAGCCAGTTGTTCACGCACGCGACGATTTACGTCACCGCGAACAGTTTTATGTGGTGTGCGAATAAACTCAGGCATTTGAATAGCAGATACTTTGGCTTCCAAAGCGGCAAACTTTTCAGTCAACTCGGCTTTTGCGGATTCCACAGTAGTTGCAACTTCGGCTTTCACCGCTTCGATTTTGGATTCGTTAGACACGGCAATTGCGTCAACTTTTTCCAATACTTTATCCATAGACATAATAATTTCCTTTAGATACGTTTATTAAGTGCCATGACCAACTCACGCACTTCAAAAGCGGTAAGTAGTGCATCGGCTTCATTTACCACCGCATCAGGCTCACCCTGAGTTGGTAGAGATTCAATTGGCTCTTGAACTGCCTCACGCTGTTCCATTGCTTTCTTGAATACCAAAGATGCGGTGGTCGCATCCTTACGAGTTAGACCCGCCTCACGCAGAGTCTTTTCGACTGAACGGATATTTAACACGCCTTCGGTGCTAAACATCTCTAATTTGTTAATTTCCGCATTGGGATTATTAGGGTACATAACGACAGACACTTCGCGCAGTCCGCCTTTAGTAATTTGAAAATACGCCTCGTCAGATTGGTCAGGATTGCCATCGGCATCAACCATTTGTGCCTCGTCAGCGTATGCGCCAACAGAAACACCGCCAAACATTTTAGGTGATTCTTTTAGGATTTGATATAGGTCGTTGCCGCCTACAGTATTTGTGTACAAGCGACCTTTAGCGGTCATGCCTTGGTCATCAAATTCAAATGAATTCCACTCGCCCATTGGCATACCAAGGTCGTTGTGATTTAGGAACATTGGCAGGGGTTTGTCACCGGCATTAAACTCATCTGCCCAATCCATGAAACCTTCGGGCTGATAATTAAACTTTCGCCCGTCCGCGCCCTCGCGTGCGCCCCAAGTTGTTACTCGGGCTTCCATCATCCCCGATGGATTTTCTGCCTCGTTTGCGCCAGCCGCTAGTTGGACTTGCGCTTCGCAAATTAGCGTGTAATTCTTCATTTATCACCCCATTGTGGATAGATTGATTGTCGTCTCTTATCTTGTGGGGCTTCTTTATTGTGCCGAGTGTAACATTACTCGTTCGAATTTGTGAAGCCAAAATTGCAAGTTTTTTTGCAATCATGTTGTACCTATATTCATTTTTCGCGTTTGATTACCACCGCCACCGCCCGTATCCTGTGGCGATGTACCCGCGATAGGCTTATCTGATGAGCCACCCGATTGTAGTGCATCGCCGCCTTCAATGATAGGCATATTTAAATACATACGTGCTTCATTAGGCGTCATGATGCCTGCTTTTACCGCGGCTGTCACAAAATTCATTTGGTCAAGCGGTGCGCCTTTTAAAAAATCCTTGGTGTCAAAGCGTACACAAAGGTTTGGATAGCCTTTAAACAAATGCTGTTTTAACTTTTGCTCAATGCTAATTACCGTTGGATACATCACGGTTTTATAAAATTCATCCAACATTGTTTGCGTATTATTATATTTTTGGTCGGCAATGCCAATCATTGCGGGCGGCACGCCAAAAACGCCACAAATGCGCTTCATCGTTTGTTCTTTTAACTTTGCCGCATCAGCATCCTGTAAATTAAGCATTTCAATACTTTCGTACGTCATGCCTTGGTCGAGCAACATACCTTGACCCGCTTTGGATGGGTCTGCCCCACGACTGCCGGTCATTTGATTCCAAGTTTCTTTAATACGCGAAGCAATTTCTTTATATTTAGCGTCAGGAATTACTTGGTCAGTTTTAAATATTCCGGAGGGTTTTGCTCCGTTTTGCATAATAAAATTGGCGTAAATATCAATGTCTTGGTCAAGCGCAATCAATTCCGTAGCCAAAATACCTTTGTTAAAACCTGACGAACCTTGCCATGCCGCTTCTTTAATGTGCATGATTTGATGCGAATCCAAAGGCGTGTCTTTACTAAATCCGTATGATGGCGAACTCAAAACGTACGATGGGTAATTTCCCGGATTTAACTTGACTGTTACCAATGTTGCATCAATGTTATACATCTCAATTGGAGTCTGTATAGAATCTTTTTGGTCTTTACGCCACCACAACGTGAAACATTCACCGGCAAGGTCTTGCCACATCATCCATTGATACCAAAACTCGTATGCGCTTTGGAAATTGTTTGGGTTTTGTAATAGGTTTAAAACTTGTTGCGCTTTGCTTTTATCGCGTGCGCCAATGCTAGGGTCTAGCAAAGCATCAACTAGTGCACCATCTTTATTTTTTGCCATGATGGAAATGCCGCATTGCGACAGTGCCCGAGCCTTTACACCGACGCATCCCATGACAGTGGAATTGCGGGTTAACGCCGACATATCCAATACGCGACCCGCAGTTGTCGTACTAGACGTTGTTACATACAGTAATTGTTGTGTGGGCTGTTGGCGATTCTGCCCCATTATGACTTGGTTGCCTAATTGCAATTGTCCAAGCACCGTGTTTGACTCGGTTTTAACGCCTTTTTTTCTGTTGAAAACATCTAAAATACCCATGTTTTTCTCCTAAGTTTCCACGATATTACCTCAAAATGAACGGAAACCAAAACTATCGCTAACGAAAGGATTGTCTAACGAACAGTGTGCGGCAATAATCATAGAGATAATTCCATCAACTTTAGCGGCTTTGTCTGCTTCGTTCTTGCGCACTTTAATATTACCATTCACATCTGTGTAGCACTCGCAATTACTTAGTTGCCAACCAACGAAAGGATTGCCGTTGTGTTTAATCTGTTTGTTTAGAATCAATTTTTCAATGTATTTGCTCGGATTGTTAAGCACCGCCATGCCTTGACCAACTTTTTTCACTGGAACCCCTGCATCGTGCAACCTAGCAACTAAACTCGCGGCGTTGTAGGCGTCATATCCTACTTCTTTAACGTTGTATTTTTGACATTGCTGATTGATGATGTATTCGCTAATTTCGCGGTCATCCATTACGTTGCCCTCTGTTAATTTTAGAATTCCGCTTGCAATGGCAACTTGAAAAATATCTAGATAGTGTTTTGGTATATATGATAGGCTGTCCTCAGGGAGGAAAAACTGCCATTCCGCCTCGTAGTCTAATTCGCCGTAACGCTTCAAAGTACAAACAGCGTTCAAATCTCGTGTTGCCGCTAAGTCAAATCCGATGAAAACTGCCTCTGGTTCAGTTGTCCTTGGTTTTATTAAACTCTCTGAGTCATCCCAGTGTGCGCGGTCAACCCACGCCGCATTAGCGGAAACCCATACGTTTAGTGTTTTACACAAAAACTCATTCAATGCGGCAGGCTTATGCTTGGCTTCTTCTGCCCGTTGAGCAATTGCATCCTCATAAACCGATATGCCATGCATCGGATTTGCTTTTGCCCAATTAACTGGGTCGCGCCAATCATCGCCAAGGTCTAGGCCGAACAACAAACCAAACCACCGCGGATTGTCAGTTGCCTCGCCACGAAGCATCGATTGATACATGGACAAGTCCTCATAAAACTTAGTGTCCTTCGTAAACGAGGCGGTCGTAATATACACCCTCAAAGGGTTCTGTCTAGCCACCATGCCGGAGTGCAAAACTTCAATGCTGTTGCGGTCTATGATTTGTGCGGACTCGTCAACAACTACGCAAGAGGGGTTTTTCCCATCACCGGTTTTTTTGGTATCGCGGCTCAACGCTTTAAAAATAGATTGCGTGTCCCCTTTTTTTCCGATATTGTATTTACTCAAATTAAACAGAGTAGCCAAATCGCGGGGCATATTTTCCACAAAACCCTTAGACGCATCAAACACAATAGTCGCCTGTTCGCGGTTTGTTGCCAGCGTGTAAACCTCGGGTCCACTTTCGCCGCACAACAATTCGTACAAACAGATAACCGCTGTCAGCGTTGATTTGCCTGCTTTGCGCGGGATGAACAAAATTACATCTGTCACCATGCGTTTGCTCAAATCTTTTTTGCTCCGGAACCCGTAGGTAGCGCATACAAGCAAAATTTGAAACGGCTCTAGCGCAATTGGCTCACCGGCTTGAGGTCCTTTAGTGTGTTGCAACGTACTAGCAAACTGCAAAACGTGGTCAGGCACGCGGTGGTCAAACACCCATTCCCACTCTTTGTTTTCCAGTTGGTTGATAAACCTTTGACATGCCAAGCGCACATCGTTACAGACGTTGATTTCGCCTTTGGCTACCGCGTGGGCATAGGCTACACCGTCTTGCCAGTTCATTGTGCGAATGGTCCTTTGAGGAATTGCGCCACGGGGCTGTTTTCCTCGGTTTTACCGGCTGACAAGCGACTGCGCGGGGTGAGTCCAAGTTCGTTCATGATTTGAATAATGAGCGTCATGGTTTTGTTGCGCACCGACAAGTAGGGGTTCGGTCCTACGGTTTGACCGTTGTTGAATTTAGTAATAACCCCGCCTTTTTTAATTGCGGCTGTGCATTGAACATACGTCTCGATGTGGTCAGCAAGCATTGCAAGGGTGTGTTTGTCTTGGTCTGTTCCGATGCCATAGACCTCGTACAAGAAATCGGCTGTCTCAGCGATGAACTGGTTTTTGTCCCAAGCCGAGGGGTTGTCCACCCACTCTGCGCGAGGGATGCGCTTCTTGATAGTGTCGGGCAACGCCGTAGGAAATCCTTTGCGTGGAGTTGTTCCGTCGACAAGATGGAGTTCGGGAGGTTTTTTGTTCATGACATGCATGATAATACATCACCCCCCCTTCGTCAAATTACAATACGGGAGATTGCTA